TAAGACCAGAAATAACGATTGTCATTGTGTCGGATGCACTGGTGGACACGCAGCTCATTTGAACGGCTGCACTGGGGTGAACGTATTGCCCCCCATCATTCCAAATGGTTTGGAAAGTTGTGCCAACAGTTCGACTAAACCCAAAGATATTAACAGGCACAACCTCTGGCATGCGCTCCGATGCAATCTCTAACAGCGCGTGTGGGCTGTCTACATCTTCGTGAAAGTATCCCATTAGGTTCTCCGAGTTTTAGATGGCGACCACTTCACTTTATTAGCCCAATAAGCAGCAGATTTAGGCCCACGAGCAATATTTTTAGCATGACGTTCTTTAAACGCCGTGCGCTGCTCGGCCGTTTGATTTGTCTTTACACCCTCTTGCCCAAATGTAATTCTTTCAGTGACAGTTTTGTTACCCTCTTTGTATTGAGCAATTACATGGTGACTTTTGTCGGTGCTATCATTTAATCGCTTGGGCTGATTTACTCTGTCAAACCCATGCTTGTTAAGAAGTGAACGTGTCTTCATAGCCCCAGACATCTTACGCCCTACTGTTCATCATAGATTTCTTTTTAGGTTTGCTTTGGCTGTCCTTCAAAGCCTTGGCAGTTGGCGCACCTGGTTCGCCAGGACTGCGCATGCGCTCGCCTGATCCAGCGGCGATCCGCTCACGCTTCTTTTGGATATTGTACCAAAGTCCCTTTTTTTTAGCCATGTCTTACACCATCAGTTCAAAGTGTGGGCCGTCGATAAACGGACGACGACCTTGTGAGCGGCGTAGGTCAATGTATGCATTCATAGCATCCTCGGCAGTGCCGTCCCAATCGCCAATGTTATCTATGTGCCAGGCTGCACCCCAGCGCACTTTGCAGCCTACCATGTTTGCGCCTTCTTTCATAGCGTCTGCCAGATCGTCGTACAGGTTTAGCTCCCACGATCCGCGTCCGTTGATGTAGGCCATCAGATCAACAGCCAAGCCATCCAAGTGCTTTGACTTCATGGTCTGCGATGCACCCTTGGCAACCAGTTCTTTCTGCTGCTCTATTGTGCGCAAGCCTTGGATTACACCAAAGTCTGTTTTCGTTGCAGTAATCGCATGCTTGACGACAGCGACCATGCGCTCGTCTAAACCTTCTAGCCTGTCTAGGCTGCGCCGACTTAATTTAAACTCGCTCATTTCTTAACTCCAAAAAACTTAGACACTGCTCGGATGCCAAGGCTGCTTGCAACGACAGCGCCCAAGCTGACTTGATACCAGTCTGGCATGTTGGCAAGTGCAGCAAAACCATCGTCTACAATCTGCCTGCCCCAGTCCCCGCAGAATGCAAGTATCATGGGTATGCTAAACAGCAGCGTGATCCACTCGTCGCGCCAACTATTCTGCGTGGCGCGGATCGCTTCCAAGTCCCAGTCGATCTCGCCTGTGAGCTGCTTCTTTTTGATCTCAGCTTCTGTCAGCTTGACTGCTGTCTTGCTTTCAATGTACGCGGTTGCGAGGCTGCCCACGCTACCTAGTATTTGACCAATCATTTGTTAGCCTCCTTCCCCATCCAAATACCGAAACACCCTGTCAGTGCGCCCATACAGACACTTACAAGCCCTGCCTGGGCATTGCTTGGTGCATCGAGGGACATAAACCAGTGGACGGATTGATAAGTTAAAACTGTAACTGCCAACATCATTAGCCTGGGCAGTATCTTCCAATCGTCAATGAAAGTCTTTGCCATTACCATCGTCCTTGTTTCTTGCCGATAAAATAAATGACCACGCCGAAGATACCAACAGTGAATACCACAGCAACAATGCCAGCAACCCACTCAATAATCGTCTGCTTAATCTCCGCTTTGCGATACGCATGTTTCTGCCTTTGCGCTTTAACCTCGCGCAGAATTTCCAAGTACCTTTGCTTGCCCTTAGTGCCGCCTGTGTATTGTACCATTCGCAGAATTTCTGAGCGCTGCTTGTCCAGCTTTTCTTTTGCTGCATAGATTTGTATAGCCTCTTGCTCTGGTGATCCGACGAATGATTTGTACCAAGGTGGGTTGCGATGCTTTTGCTCAAGGAAAGCAATGTCAGACGCAGCACCAGCCCATTGTGATAACTGACTAACGCAATCCTCAATCTCACGCCCAGTAGCGACCAGTTTCTTGAGACCGTTAAATGCAGCCGTAGCCGCGCTTATGGCTGTTACTGGGTCTAACAATATTTAAGCCTCCGATATTTGACAGAATAATACCAGATAGCGTATAAAAAACAAAGGACGCAGTGGTTGCAACACTACGCCCCTCTAACATAACGATAAGGATACTATCGCCATGACTGCAAAATCACTACCATCACAAGAATTATTACGTCAACTGCTTAGGTATGAACCTAATACTGGTAGGCTATTCTGGCGTGATCGCCCTGAAGAAATGTTTAAGACTAAAAGAGCATTTAAAATTTGGAACACAAGGTATTCTGGCAAAGAAGCCTTTAATACACTTACACCGACTGGATATAAGCAAGGCTCTATTTTCGATGTAAAGTACCTTGCACACCGCATAATTTGGAAAATGGTCTACAACCAAGAACCGCCTCAAATTGACCATATTGACCACAATCCATCTGACAATCGCATACATATGTTACGGGCGAGCAGCAACCCAGACAATGGGAAGAACCAGAAACACCAAATAAACAACACAAGCGGTGTTATGGGTGTGTGTTGGGATAGGGATAGAAATAAATGGCGCGCCCAAATTCAATTTAAAGGCAAAAATAAGTACCTCGGAATATTCACTGAATTTGATAAAGCTGTCGCCGCAAGAAAAGCCGCTGAGATTAAGTACGGCTTTCACAAAAATCACGGATGTTAGCCATTTTCCGTAGGATCAATCATGCTAGGTGAAACCTCGCTGGGCAGATATATTCAGGACTTACGCGGTAGAATATATCATAATATCCGTATTTTTGCGACCCACAGTCATAATAGCAAACTTTGTTAAGCCCGAGGGAAAAACTGTGACCGTAGGCTATGAGAACCAAGGTGCACATTTCATTCCATGCCACCTTTGCGATCCATCATACTCCCATGATCACGGTTGATATATTTTAGTTCATTTTCGATGACAGCAATGCGCTGCTTGATGCCGTTGATTGCACCGATGGACATCATCATTCCGTCAATGCTGCCCCAGATGTCATCAGCTTCATCCCAAAGCTCATCGATGTCATCGCTGTTTTCTGTAACGTCACGGCGTAAGTTTACGTTATCTTCAATCGCTATGCGGGAACCAAGTTGGCTGACTGTTTCTTCTAGATCAGCAATCGTGGCGGCTTGCTGGGCGGTCCACCACACGAACCCTGAGATTTGCAGGACAATAACCCCAATTACTGTGACAGGTAACTTGAGGTTCTCCATAGCATCATCCCATTTTAATCAGTACCGCGACAAGCATCGCAATGATTGTACCAGCGGCACCAATCAACAGGCTTTCAATGCGCTTGATCCGTGTAAACACTTCTTTGAATTGTATTTTGACCTCGGTCTTAACCTCGATCACTTCTTTCTCAAGGCTGTCAATACGCGTGTGTGCTGATGCTACTGTTCGTTTATCCATCATTCAGGCCAATCTGCTATTGGTGCGTTACCAGTTACATTTCCATCTGCATCCGTAGGCGCATCAAACAACGCCATGAATGCGGTGTGATCTGCGGCAGCATCAATAGCCGCCTCGATTGTGTTCGACGCTGTGCGGATTGCTGCACGGGCTGTCGTAACATCTGATGGGACAGTGTAAGCAGCGACCTCTGTTGCCTTAATCACCATCCAATCCGTAGGCTGTAGCTTCCCATCAGCCTGATCTTTGATGATCGCTTTCCACTGTGACTTTAGTCCTTTGGTGACAACCTGATTGCCGTCCTCGTCTAAGACAGGGTTGCCATCAGTACCCACCTCGTTCACATCATCCAATGCTTTCGGTGTGTTGGCATCCCAGTAGAACCGATTGTCATAGGTTGCGGGATCAGCTTCCCAAGTCAAACCTGCCGCAGTTTTATCTGCTTCTGACCATGTACCCCAGTTGCTAGGGTGTGTTACACCATCGTTGTTCGTCCAAGACTTGCCAACTCTGATGACCTTTCCGCTGTATTTCCAAGGCATGTTGGCCTCCTATCTTGCGTTACTGTATTTGAATGGGCTTTCGGCAAATGCCATGTAGATGTATGTGTTGCTAGATGCATTATAATCACTGTATGCATTTCTAACCTTAAACCCATTTGACACAAAGTCTGTGTTTAAGGATGAATTATTAAGCAACTCAGCTGCGCTATCTTGCGCAACAAGCCTGTCATCAATGACGTTGTAAGCATTTCTTGCGCCGTCAAATATAGTCCATGCACCCGTTGTGCTAATTGGCTTAATCATCACAAACGCAGGTCTAAACCCAGTATACACAAACGGCCCATCTGTCGAACCATTCCCTGTGTAGCTGCCGAACTTGCTGTAGCCTTCAACGCTGTGGAAGCAGTAGGCAATAAAATCGCTACCGCTTAAATTAACTCCAGATGAAGTCCCTATAGAAAATACATTAGACGTTGGTGCGGTATCATTCCATGCAGTAGCTAAATCAGCCGTGGCATCAGTGTCACTCAATCGTAAATAATCCGTTTCAGGGGCAGATGTATTTGCAGAATGATAAACAACCCAATCTCTAACAACATCCCTATCTTTTACGATAATCATATCAGGGGCAGACGATAGCCCATGACCCACAGTAGCGTTAGCACCTGTCCCAGTATAGCTCACAATACTAAACCCAGCCGTTGTGTTCGCTGACACTGTGCTAGTGATGGTGCCATCGGTGTTGCTTGCGCCAGATGTGTTGTCGGCTTTCCAGTTCCATGCGACGTAGGTTTGACTGCTTTCATTTATGCCACCCGCATTGCCAACAGAAAAACCGTTACTATCAAATGAAGTTAAAGTTGATGAGGCCGTTGCTTCTGCGTCTGTCTGATCAGGATAAAGATAGTTAGTTGCTCCTCTAACGCTATCATAAACATTATGAAAAGACGTACTTGACCTTTCTTTTACCCAAACAAAATCAGGCTGAAACCCAACTCCTGTGATAGATCGGCTGCTAGTTCCATCACCAGTATACAACACAGTATTAAAATGCTCAGTCCCATCAGCAATAGCAGGATCAGGCAGGTTATCAGTACACAGTGCTAGGTATCCCGCTGGTGGCTCATAGTAGAAGTCACCCTTGCCGTTTCCGTCTTGGTATCCTTGGGCTACTTCTAAACCGTGGAACGAACTATCTTGACCAAAGTTCCAATCGGCTCTTGCCGCAGATGCAGTACTCAGTGTACTTTCACAAAACGCATAAGCATTCGCAGGTGCATTAATATCATAAGTTTCAGCAAGTGTTCCGTTTTGGTAAATCTTATATGTGTTTTGCGCACTGTCTAAATCAATCGCAATACCAATAATATCACCTGATGAAACGGTCACTGTCGATGACTGATCAATGGCATTATTTATGAAAAAACCATTGTTTGTGTAATATGCAATCCCGTTGTTTGTATTTCCAAGATAATCTGCGCTAGTAGGATTTGAGGCCGCTGCTGTTGTAATATCAGCAATACCAAAGCCCGGATAATATGTGCTTGCAACAGTTACCCTAAGCTCAACGTACCATTTGCCAGATGATATTGACATTGTAGAAGCGGCAGTTTGATAACTTCCTGAACCAGAATATTGTGACCTCAGATTGCCTTCAGATAGTGTTGAGCTTGAGGCCAATGGGTTCAACGTAGCAAAGTTATTCGTCGGACTATCCAAAGAGATGTCACTCTCTTGCATATTGTTGTTAGTCCAATCGTTGTTGTTGCCTGATTGGTCTAGCCAGAATGCAGCTTCTCGCTTGTCTGCAAAGGCCATGTAGATGTAGGTGCCGCCAGATGCATTGTAATATGCGTCAGATGTTTCTAATTCAAATCCTGTTGAAGTAAATGAAACAAGATCAGAAGGGCTTACTTGTTCTATGGCACTTGAGTTTGGATTTAAATAAGCATTATTTGGATTAGATGGGTAACGAGTATCATCGTGGAGCAACCAAGCATATCCCGCAGCATCAGTACGCTTAATCAAAACAAACGCAGGTTTGAAACCTGTGGTGACTGTCGGCCCTGATGTGGAACCGTTACCCGTATAAGACCCAAAGTCAGAATACCCTGCGACACTGTGGAAGCAGTAGGCTATATAATTATAAGTTGAGTTTGTTTTGTTATTATTGCCAAGAGTAACGACGCTACTATCAGGAGCAGTGTTGTTGAAAAATGTGCTATTGGCAAAATCGGCATCTGTCGTATTTAAAAGCAAGTATTCATTTGCTGTAGTATCTTTGTGATAAACAGCCCAGCCATCAGCAAAGTTTCTTGCCTTAACAATCACCATTTCTGGTGCAGATGACAACCCATGCCCAACAGTAGCACCTGCCGTTCCGTTCCCCGTATAACTAACAATACTCTGCCCATACGTCTGGGATGCCTTCACCGAACTTGTGATTGATCCGTCTGTGTTGGATACTGCGGAACCTGTACCCATGTCCCATGTCCATGCGACGTAGGATGATCCTGATCCGTTTGTTCCGCCACCACCAGAGCCACCTAAATAAGTGTCATTTACGCTAAATCCGTCATTATCAAATGAAGCAATTAAATCGCCGCTATTTCCAGCTTCAGCACTAGTTGCATTAGAAAATAAACTTTTCCCTGCGCCACGAATAGCATCTTGAAGAATATGGCTGTTTGTTGCACCTCTGTTTTTTACCCAAACCAAGTCAGGCTCAAACCCAACACCACCAACATATTGAGTGCCACCATTGCCACGATAGGTAACAGTGTTAAACCCCTCAACAGAATAGTCATTGGTAAACGGCAGGTAAAAGCCATTCGTGCCATAAGTCACATCAGGCTCAATGATAGGAACCCACTGACCATTGGCATCCGTTTCACCAAAGGATGTAGGGTCTAGGGCAGTGCCGTCTACCAAATTGACTTCTGATAGGTATCCGTCGAAAAACTGAGTAGAACCATTCATTCCAATTTGATGGTCAACTGTCGAGTTCATTGCCGTATCAGAGTTAAGCGTTGGAGAGGTGTTTGTGCTAAAACTTGTCTCTCTAACACCATTCACATACAGCTTAAATCTATCTGCCGCAGTCGCATTTGTCGTATCAACAGAAACGACAATATGATACCAAGCGGAAACATCCCTAAAAACAGCGTCTGTTGTCAAATTACCGCCGCTTATTGAGTCAAGAATTGTTAGAGTGTCCAAGTTAAAGTAAATTAAAGTATATGGGGTTGTTGACGCTGTCCTCGCGGCAAAAAGCATAAAGACAGCAGATGAACTTGTATTCCCCCGCTTAACCCAAGCACTCCAAGTCCAAGTCTTGCGGTTCCCTGCGCCTACAGGTGTCCGACTTAGATAAGCAGTATCATCATCGTTAAAGCGTAACGATTGGCTTTCTGCCTCGCCGCTTGCATACATCCACTGACTTGATCCAAATGGGCCTGACATATTTAGTCCTTATGCAAATGCTAACTGTGGTGTACCTAGTAGAATACGGCCTGATGCTGCCACGATATACGGCACAACGTCTGTTGTCGATGCCGCTGATGATAGGGTAAGCCCAGCACCACCTGCCGTTTCGTAATCAGTGCCAAGGCTAACCGTACGGCCTCCTGTGGCATCCTGAATGAACACAATAAAGCCTGACTGACCAACCTGCTCTGTTGTCGGGTTTGCCAATGTGACGTTGCCTGTAAGTGTAAGAACAAAGTTTTGATTTGCGCCGAAGTCTAATGTAACGCTGCCGCTGTTCGTTGTGTCTGTGTCAGTGGTGGCAACCGCTGTGCCAGTTACAGTTACGCCTGTGCTTGATGTTGATAGCTTTGTTGTTCCACCGACTTTAATCTGTAGATCGCCTGTGCCAGTTTCATCTATGATGCTATTAGACCCATCATGGTAAATCTGCAAGTCACTGCCAGCACCGAACTGCGCCTTGACACTATCGCCATAATTAAGGTTGCCAGTCAGCGTACCGCCACTTGTCGCAATAAACCCAGACGCATCCAGAGCCGCATCTTGCCAAGCTGATCCTGAGTAAACTTTTAGATTGTTGCTTGTAGTATTGAAATACAAATCACCTGCGTTTAGTGCGTCACCGTCATTATCAACAGTTGGATCGCTAGATTTAGAGCCAAGATAAGTGTCATCAAAAGTATCAGCCGCAGCTTCCGCAGCCGCTTGCGCAGTTTCTGCTGCTGCCTGCGCTGTCTCGGCACCCGTCTTTGCTGTCTCGGCCCCAGTCTTCGCAGTCTCAGCGCCTGTCTTTGCTGTCTCCGCTGCGGTCTGAGCGGTTGAAGCACTCGTTGCTGACGTTGCCGCCGCTGCTGCGCTTGACGCGGCATTGGTAGCGCTTGTCGTTGCAGATGCTGCATCAACGATCAAATCATACTTTGCAGAGTTGGCGTTTGTTGTAAGAGGCTGTGAGCCGCTAGATGTGTGCGCAGAGTTTACAATAAAAATATTATTAGTGCTTGTGTCTTTTACTAAGTCACGCACACTGTATGCAGTTGATGCAGCCCAGTCTCCTCGGAATGTGCCAAGCTCCTGAGTAACAGCCAAATCGCCAGAGCTATCAAACGCAAAGACTTTGTTTGCTCGGTCACTTGCAGAAACAGTAAATTCAGCACCGCTGATTGTGTTTGTGCGTGATGCCTTGATTGCTCGGCCCAACTCTTCCTCGTGCTTTTGCACCATGAAAGTGATTTTGTCCAAGCTCTCTTCAATGCTGTTCGCAGGGAACGGATCGTTAGGAACCAAGTCCAAGCCTTGCGTCAGAGGCTGCTCACGCAGGATCGTTAGCTGCTCACCAGTAGCAGGCGCAGTAACCATTGTGACGTTGCCGCCACCTGCATCGCCAACACCGCTAACAGTGTAATTCGTTGTGATTGTCTGTACTGTTTCTGTGCCATTGCTAGAACGCAGGATAACAGTCAAATCATCTTGATCAAAAACCTTGAACGAGTACGCAAAGACGGTAGTGCTGTCGTCACCGTTATAGTTTACTCGGTTTGTGCTACTGCTTACTGTCATCTTGATAACATACCTTTTTCACGTAGTTTCTCAGAAGCATCCGCTCTGTCATCATACGCCTGCTTCAATTTAGCATAGTATGGAATAGATTGGTAGCTCGGATCGGTCATCATTATTTTCCACGCTTGATCGTAAAATTGTTGCTCTAAATCTTTTACTAAAGCAAAGCGTTTTGCATCTAAAGCTAATCTGTCTTCTCCAAAAAGCTTTAAATCGTCTGAGTACATGCGGCCTTGGCGTGTATTAGTTTTAGTGGTTAAGTTTTCCAAAGCCTCTTGAAAATTAACCGTGCCGCCTAAGCCTGGTATATTTTTTGTTGCAAGGTTTTTAGCTTCATTAACCAAGTCCATTTGCGCTCTAAAACTTAACTTCATGCCATTATAAGACTTGGGGTTGGATAAAGCCCACTGCTTGTTTGTTTCGTAAAGACGCATTAGTTCAAGCTCTACATTTGTAGGCGCTTCTGCTGGACGAATACGAATGCCAGTAAAGTTGTTCCAAAGTGCCAACTTAGGATTTACTGCAAAGCTAACATCTTCTGATCCATACGCACGGCCCAGTGTGTCACGCTTAACTGCATTGTAGTCTTCTTCGTCTTGAAAGAAACTGTCTTTTGCTCGCATAGATTTAATTTTTTCAAGCAGCAATGACATTTCTTCTGCTATGTGCGCCTGTCCACCCGTGACTGGTCTGCCTAGCTTTTCACGACCTACAAGGCGATAGTCAGGGTCAGTCCCATTTGGATGAGGATATTTCCAAGAACCATCCTCGTTTGTCTGCACAACTTCTTCCATAGTGTAATAGTCAAAGTCACCAAACGGATTGCGCACGGTTGGGTCTGCAGTTCTAAAGCCCATACGCTGTAAAGACGACCAAACATTAGGAAACCCGCCGATTGAGCTTCCTTCAATTGGCCCCCTTAAAATGTGAGGCGCATCACGCAAAACACCAGCAAGAGTATCATTGTCTAACACTGTGCTAACATCTGCTAGACCTTGAAGCATTGGCAACTCACCATAATAACCAGCTATTGAACCAACAGCCGCGAGCGCTCTGTTTCCAACACCTTCCACATCATTACCATAAACAGCTTCGTTGGCTGTAGTCATAAAGGCAAGTACCCCGCCAACAGGCTCCCAGCCTGCATACGACACATATGTTAGAGGGCCGTTTGGAACACCTTTGTCATTGTACAGCTCGTCAACGCCTTCAGGCCAACCCTCTCCTTTGTACACAAAGCTGTACGGCTGCCAACCTGGCGGCAACGCTTCACGAGCAGCCTTGTCCATCGGCATAGCACCAGTCATTCTGCCTTCTGAAACTTTATTGTGAACAAAGCCGAAAGCAGCGCCTGCCATTGTAAGCTTCGCCATAGCTTTCTGCTGCTGCTTTGGCGTTCCTGAAATTAAGTCTCTGTACACTTCTGGGTTAATCCCAGAGTACTCCATAGTCTTAATCGCACCACTTGTTGGCGTTTTGACAAACGGCATAAGCCACTGACCAATAGGCACTGGGCCGAGATTAAGACGCTGAATAGCTGTGCCAGGCGCACTAATGTCCATACCAAATATTGTAGTGTCATCCTGCAAGGTGTTGTACTTAGCGTTCAGGTCTAGCTCTTTACCAACAGAAGACGGATCAAGCAGGATCATGCCTGCCTCGTCTGCTGCTTCAGTAATGTCTTTGCCTTCATACAACGCCCGACGATACGCCTTGTTTGCCTGCACATACAATTCGCCACGCTGCGAAATTGTTTTAAAAAACTCATCACCGAACAACAATGCGCGGAAAGGCAAACGAATGCCTTTGAATAAGTAGTTTATTGGGCCAGATAATGGTGTCTCTTCTGAAAGCCTAACACCAGTTGAGTAATCCTCAATCTCAGCTCTTGCTTTGACAGAAGGCTTTTCTGTTTTGAATGCTAATGATGCAACTTTTAGAGCATCGCCAAAGCTGTCGTAATAACCTTTTAAGCGTAATGCACTGTCTTCAATGTACACCTGATCAGGGTCAATTGACAAGCCAGCCGCTCTGCGTCCTGCTCTAATCCCTGTGCCGTAAATGCCTGCCAGCGTTTCGGCGGGTATTTGATACGTCATCCATGCGGCGTTAGAGATAATGTTTTTAAAGTTAGTCGCGGGTGATGTCAGCAAACCTGCCATATATGCTTCTGCAATAGCTTCTCGAGTTTTTGCAAACACAACTTTATTAATAAACCGAGCCAAGCCGCCTGTGCCCTTTTCCTCAAGCACACTTGCTGCCGCCTTGGCAATTTCGTCAGTCATGCCCTCGCCGCCGCCAAGCTGCGCTAACGCCTCTCGTGCGTTACGTGCCATCGCAAGTGCGCCTTCTTCGCCGCCAACTTCAATGGCAAAAGACTGCAACGCTCTAGCTGTTTCTGATTGGAAACCTTTTAGGTGCAAGTGAAAACCGTGATAGATTGCAAGCTGCCTACGGAACTCAAGCTTTTCTTTAGGCGTTGATACGCCTGTGTTGATCTTGGCTGCCAAGTCCATAATCTTTTCGCCTTGCGCAACAAATATCTCACGCGCAGCCACAAGCTCTTCGGCTGTCAGCAACCCATCTTCAATGCGTCTTTCTAAGAATTTCTTGGTAAAACCTAGCTCGTCTGCCAGCAACTCTGCTGCGTTTTCTTTTGTAACATTGTTTGGCACTTTAAAACGCTTTGCTTGATCAACCTCAAGCTTGCTGACTTCAGACACAGCAGTGATTAACTTGCCAACGTCTTCTGACGTTTTCATGTTCTCAAGGTTAAAGTCGCCGCCCTCTGTGATTGACTTGGCCTGCACGTCTATCTCTGGCAGAACGACATCCTCAAGCGGAGATACTTCAGGTGCCTCGCCCTCAATTGCTTTATTAGCATCATCAATTACTTGATCGTATTCTGGACGAGCGTTCTGCTCTTCTCGCGCTGCTCTTAGCTCTTCAATCTCTGTGAACTCATCAGCAGCAGTTGCGTCAATTGCTTCTTGCGCCTCACGAACAGCTTTCTCTCTTTCGCTAGGTACTGCCTTTAAACCACGCGCCTCAAACTCTTCCTGACCCTCTGGAGACAAAAGCTCTGCCGCGCCAGAACGCTTTGCAGCCTCTTCGTCAAACGCCTCGCCAGCCAAAGGCATTTCTTGAGGCGTAGGAACAACAGGCTTTTTAGGCGGGGCAGGAATGGGCGGGGCAGGGCGCAGTGCGCCTATAATTCTTGATCCAAGCCCCGCAACCTGAAAGCCTTCCTGCTCTGGCCCTTTGGCAAACTCAGTCGGTGCGCCTGCGGCTGTAATGCGCTGACGGGCTTCTTGGTCTTCTGCTAACTGGGTTGGATCGACTGCCATCTACTCTTCCTCTGGGAAATAGCCAAACTCATTTACGTCATTGCCATCCCAATAAATATCACGCACTTTTACTTTTTGCTCAAGCACTTTACCTGCTTCGTCGCCAGATCGTCCATACCCACTGGCTCCATGCAGTTTAGCATATGTTGGGCTTAATGTCACAAAGTCGCCAGGATTTATTGTTGTTATTGCATCTTCATCAGGAACGGCTCGATATATCGTGACTTCTGCGTCAGGATTTCCTTTTACAGATGCAATAATCTCGTAGCTTTCTTGATTGGCTAAACCGTACTCATCGCCCTCGAAGCTTGGGCCTTGAGCATATATCCTCATGCCCTGACTTGTGTAAAAGTCATCTGGGTAGCCTGCTTGTTCGCCTGATATGTTTTTAGTCAAATCATCTAAGCGAATGCCCTCACCGTCTTCTGGGCCTCTTGGTTGATGCTCCATACGGTACGATGTGTCAGGGGCTTCATTTTGCTCCCTTGATCGTTGACGAACTTGATCCCGCTCTTTAGCTCGCGCATCCGCTAAGTCAGACCTGTATTCTTGAAACGCTGCTTTTTTATCGCCACCTCTGCGCTTCAAATAAAATGCAGCAATGTCGGCATCTGAATATCCTGACAGCTTGCCAATTTCTGCTGGGTTTTCAGCCGATTTTATTGCGTCTAGGTTTTCTTGTGTGGTGCCAACGTAAATAGTTCCCATTTTATCGTCATCAACAAACAGTCCTGCTTGCGTAAGCTGATCAGTAATCTCTCCACTCTCATAAGCAATTGACAGTTCGTCGCCTGCCCCTTGCAAGTTTATTACTGTAGCAGGCATTTTCTTTTCTGTAATATCAGAAATGTCTTGTTCTGTTGTACGCGCTTGGCGCAGCTTACCACTAGCAGCAAGCTCTGCAAATTCATCAACGCTTCTTGCCCTTGGCGCACCTAAAAACCTACCAGCCGCAGCCAAACCGCGATCCACAATTGGCCCTACTGGGTTGCTAAACAGCGTTGTGCCTTCTGCATCAATTCGACTTTGAGCTTGCTGCCCCAACTCTGCCAGCGCATTTCTAAATACAGGTATTTGCTTCTTTAGCCCTTTTGCCCCTGCGGCAGTCAAAGGCAGAGCCTCTAGGAATGACAGCCCTGCCTCCAATGCACCTGCACCCGCCGTCAGATAATCGCCCGAACTTATCCCACGCTGATACGTTCGCATTCCTTCCTGTGCGCCAAAAAGCAATCCTGTCGGAAGAAAGTCAGCCGCGCCCATTCCCAAATCACCGCGAGAACTTTCTGGGTTGCCCCAGATGCCCTCAGCTATTTGACGAGCTGTAAACTCATCAATCCCTAATGCAGAGAAAACTTTGCGCAAATCGCCTTCACTGTTCATGTAGGTTAAGTCAACAACATCCTCACGCATTGTTGGTGATTGAGTTTCAAAAAGCTCACCACCTTGACGCTCAACATATAGCTTTTCAAAATCACTTAACGGTTCTGTGCGCCCTCCCATTGGTGCTTGAGGAGACAACCCCGCCTTGGCAATCAAATCATCATCAGCGCCAAAAGCGTAATAATCTTCCACAGAAGGCGTAACACCAGCATCGCGCAGCGCAGTGTCATATCGCTTCAAGCTTGCCTCGTCTGTGATAGATCGCTCTGAAATCTTAACGTGACCGCCATTCGGCATCTTTGTGTAAACTTCTTCAACATTCTTAGCTGCGTTGAACGTAACTGCGTCAGCCATTGAAGGAGTATCAGGGATGGCTGCACCTTTAAATCTTGCTGCTTGCTCGTAACGCTCAAGCTCATCGTCAATGCTATAGTATTGTGGGTTCATCGCGCCAGAGCCTCATATCTTTTCTTCAGGTCAATCATTTGAATGCGTAAAGATTTAGATGCATTTTTAGTCAATTCTGAAACATCTTCTTGGCTAACTATTATATCCAACCGCTTTATGATTTCTGCTGGTCTTTTTTCAATAGGAAATTCTGAAACCTCTGCAATAAGATTAGGAAATGCTCTTGAAACAGTTGCGTCTTCAACTGCATAATCATACTGCTCATTAAGAATTTGACGAATGCCAGGGGCTTGGGAAATTAATTCTTTTGCATATGCAATAATTTCCCTTTCATTCATAGGGTTTTGCGCAACCTTACGGCGCTCAATCTCGTCATCAAGTTGACGATTAACATTGTTTACTTCGTTTGATATTCTTGCCGCATCTTCAGGAGACATATTGCGAATTGAGTTTGCATCATATTGCAATGCTTGCCGAATATCTGTTTTTGCTTGATTAACGCCACGATCACCTTGAGTTGTTATAGCCCGTAAAAATGTTAATTGATCATTCGCTGTAAGTAAGGCGCTTGACTGATCAACGTCTTCTAATGTTAAAATCCCGTTTGACATTTTTAAACCAAGGAGTTCCATCTGCATAGGGTCTGAAACTTTAGGACGAGCATCTGCACCGTTAATGCGCTCAAGATAAAAATTGTTTTTTTCTTCAGTAACATCAGTGTTATTGAATGCCCATCTGCGAAGTTGATTTAATATTTCTTTCCCCGTTATTCTTGGGCCTTGAGTAGTACTTATAGTTTGAAACTCAAAATCTTCTCCAAGCAGATACTGTGTGCCTTCTCGCGCCTCATCAACAGTGTAAAATTTTAAAGTATCAATGGTCAGCATAAGTTCATCAACTTCTGCCGACTGCGATTTTAACAACTCTTGGTTTGCTGCTTCAGCATCTTTTTCAGCATCATCGCGCAACTTTTGGAAAGCAGCAGCATCTGTTAGCGCAGCATTCAGAATGCCTAAAGCTTCTTCGCGTGGTATGTTTTGCAACGTATGCAATGCATACGCACCACCTGGAAGCTCTGGCCTGTCTTCAGCAGCAACATCAACACCTGCTGCCAGCAAGTCCTGCACCTCAAGTGCCTCAGCCAAGCCTAGCGCATACGATGGTGTGGTTGAAACATATGCACCAACGACATTTTTAGCGATGTCAACTTTCATCGCATTCGTAACTGTAGCCACGCCATCCGCACTGTACCGACCTTGATTAACCCCTGTTGCCCCATCTGCAACAATCCCATTGACCTGTGCCTCGTAAAGCTCAATCATTTCAGAGGTATTCCCTAAGCCAACTTGGGAAAGCTCTTTGACTGCAAGCTCTTGACGCGCAGCAAAGCTAGCTTGTGCTGCTGCTTCAATCTTGCGGTCTACAACGTCTTTTAGCTGAAAGCGGCTTGTCAGCTCCATCTGGTCAAATCGAGCCATAAACTTTTGACGAGTAAATCTATTTGTCCCAATCTTGTCCAAGACTTGTGTGCGCAAATCGTCTGTTTGAGACTTCCAAAGCTTCTCTCCGCCAAACACATCGCTAAGTCGTCTGGAGCGCTCAAGATCATACGCAGCCTGTCGTATACCTTCCTCTGCCTCAAGCAAGCCTTCGTTTAACAAAAGCTCTTGCTCTGCGTTGTAGCGCATCTTGGCATACGCGCCAACATTCTGAATAAGCGCCGATGCAGGCGCAGCCTTTGCCATCTCTGCTTGCGCAACAGCTTGCGGAGACATTCGCGCACTGATTGATCTACCAGGAGCTTCTGATGTTGGAGAGAGCTGCGATCTGTAAACTGGTATTCTCATTATTTACCCCCACCAATCAATCCAGCTTCATAGCCAAATTGTGCGGCTTCTCCAAAACTGTTAATCATTGAGGCAGTACCTTGCGCACGAGCAGATGCAGCAGCCATGCCGCCTTCCATGCGCGACAGCTCGGCGTTCAGTCTTGCCTCTTCTTGTGCGTCAGTAATCTGCATATTTTGTATTTTATTATTAAACTCACGAGCCTTTTGCTCATAGTCAAACTCACGCGCGTTTTCACGCAAAACTGCAAGCGGTGTGCCTGCGCTCATGTCAAATCCTGCATAACCAAACCCAGCCTTTGCTGCTCCTTGTATGTCGCGCTCAAAGGCAATTGAGGCTCTTTCTTGCCCAACTAAAAAGTTTGCATTGACTATACCGCGCTGCCGCTCAAGTAAGTCAATATCACGCTCAATAATAGTGGCGTTAAAGTTTCCTGCCGCCAATGCCGCAGCCGCAGCTCTATCACCTGCTTGCTTTTGCTGTATCCCGCCAACAACCTGCATCCCTGTTGATATTAATGCTAATGGATTACACATCAGTCACACCTACTTATCAAACGTGTTCATGCGTGGATAGAACGCTAGAACTGTCATGGGCAGGGGCTGCCCTTGTTTAATATATACACGATCATCGTCATCAAAGCCACCAGGGAACTCAATGTCTTTGTCGCCCGTAAACAACGGCACCGCAGTATCCATTGCCATTGAACTGTCGCGGAAGAATATGCGGTCTATCTCACCAGCATCATTGCCAACCTCAGCACCAACAGTTTCATAAAACCGCAACGTGATTGCATGAATGCGCTTTGGCTTGCCTTGGCTAGTGCCATCCACCGATCCGCTTTCAATGCGCAGTGTCTGCATGGTGCTGTCGTAGCCATACCCAACGGCAGCAGTCGTTGAAGAGTAGTCAAGAGTTATGCCGCCACCGCTTACAGTTTCGTCTGGGTGTGTTGCGCCATTGCCAAGAACTTGCAGCGTTTCGCCCTCCAAGTGATACAAGCCGCTCAGTGTTGTTGTCGCGCTACCGCTATAAGACAGGCCACTGTCTACAAAGAATGCAGACGTAGTGTCATCTCCAAAGTCAAACACCTTTAACTTTTCAATGTATCTTTTGGTAACACTGTTAATAGTACGCTTAACAATCATATAAAGAGCATCTTCACCCGTATCTGTCGGCAATGTCGCAATGCTTTCCACAACAGCCTGACCGCTGCTAAACTCACCGCCGATCACATGCTTATGCCATGCAACCACCTCCTCTTCACGGCGATACGTCATGCCGAGTAATGTACCGTCATCACGCACACACCACACAACGCTGTCAGGCTCCTGCTGATAGGCCATGTGATCAATGCCGCCATTGGTAATATGCTCTGCCAGGATCGTCATGTCAGGCGCAGAATAACCGCCAGTGTTCACATCACCAACAAACTTAAACTCACGTATCTTTCTATTCCCACGCTGAACAAACAGCGTAACGTCCGCAACCTGCACAGGCTCAATCAATGCCGTGCCATAGTTGGAATACTTGCGGATCAATGTCGTCGTCGGCGTAACAGGCCCATCGTTTGTGGACGTAAGAACGTATTCACCGCCAGATGTACCCACAGTCAAAACCCGAGTAGCAGACAGGAAGCGGATCGCGTTCACTTGGTTTGACGCAATTGTGTAGATCAGCGCATCATCATCTGCTGTACCAACAGTGAAGTTGCTGTAATCACCATTCTTACTAAACCACAACGTCTGAGGATTGTTGTTTGTATTGCCAAACACAAGGCGCTGCTCAAAGAACGATACAACGCTGGGGCGATTGTTAGAGCCACTCAGTGATGGGCTTGGCGATCCAGTGATAGAAAATGTGGCAAATGTCCACGCGTTGTGATCCGTTCTTGTCAGTGTGCGTATATCATATGAGGGATGCACAATGTACATCGTGTCAGCAGACTGCGCGAACCGCAGATTAAACAAGTCAGCAGCCGCATAAGGCGTTGCAATCTCATAAATTTCTGTGGCAGTACCGCCCGATGTATAGGCCGTAAATCCTGTCGTATCTATGTCGTTCCCAAATAAGTCCTGCAAAGTGAACGTATTTGTGGTAGAATTGGCAATTTTATAGTTGCGATTATTTAGCTCCGTCATGCCGCCAAGGCTGTCAATGTAAACCTCGTCGCCATCGCTAAAGCCATGTGATGCACTTGTGATTACGCCAGGATCAGCCTGAGTTGCGCCAGTGATGTTTTTATCTGTTCCGTTCAGCACCTGCAAGTCATTGCGGTAAACGCGCATGGTCTGATCGCCAAGCTCAAGAATGTACGTGTCAGATGTTTTGAACTGAAACGGAATAAGGCGCGTCTTAACTGAGCTATCAGATACTTCACCAAGATATTCTGTGCCAGGTCTGCGCGTCACGCCGCCATGAGGCATAACAACCATGTTCGTCAGATCAGACAAACCCTCAGTGTATTTCTCAATATTGATGCGACCCTCAAGGCGTGGACTAATCTCACCTGCCGTAAACGAGCTAAACGCTGGTGCTGATCGTGCCATTTAGAACCTGCTTTCAATAAAGTCGCTTGCCTCTAGGCGCTGGGTTGCACCTTCTGTCGCATCGTTAAAGCGAGCCTCGTTGATCTTCGCCTCATATAGTGATGTTTGGATTTGAACCATAGATGTTGAGCCAGTGATTGCGTAGCACACTTCAGCAGCAAGTCGGGCAGCAAGAGCTTCCACAAGGCTGGCATCATATTGCTGCGGGTCAGTTATGCGACCAACATATTTGATCCGCGCAGTGCCTTCGTCCGTGAGTAGCTTTCGGCCTTCAATCACAAATACTGGGCCACCAGAGTTATTCGTAATATTGTCCTGTGGATAAGATAGCGTACCGTTTGAAAACTCTAAAACCCGCAAGCAAAACGGGTTAGTCGGTAAAGCATATTGATAGTTGTATCCAAATGCAGGAGCTTCTGTTTCCTGCGCCAACTGCGCCCTTTGTATTAAGCAATTCCAAGGATGTGCGCGAAACACCGCATCGCGTACAGCTTCATATCTTTGATTAACAATTCGTGCCGCCTTACTGTTTTCGTCCAGCGAGGAAATGTTAGACGCGCCCAAATTATTTAGCGCAAAGTTTGCAATATCAACTGTACTTGGCATTTGCTCTTATCCTCTAAAAGAGGGGGCGGTTTCCCGCCCCGCTCTAATTAGTCAACCACATACTTGATTGTAAGTTCAATAGTGCCAGTGCCAGCAGCACCGCCCATTGTTACAGTGATGGCAACGCCGTCCTCGTTTGTGTCTGTCTCTGAGCCTGAGCCTAGAGCTAGAGTTGCAAGAACGTCCACCTTCTGCGCAGATGTTGACGCTGCTGCTGCTTTGTATGCCGCCGCTGACGCAGATACTGCTGTACCCGCTGCGTTTGTGTGTGCTGCATAGCCTACAGACAATGTTGTTGATGCACCTAGCGCGTCATGCGCCAAAGAGCCTTCCAACAAACGTGCGCCGTCTGGCAGAACAAACATCTCAATAACGTCACCAGACGCTAGAGCAGATGCCTCGTATGTGCCATGAGCTACGCGGATACGTCCACCAAGCTCATTCGCTTTGTTCATCACGGCTGGTGTCGCGCGTGAGTTAGTGCGTTGTGCTGAATATACAGTAGCCATTTTCAGTCTCCTTATTCAGAACAAGCGATTTCGACTACTTTGCTTTCTTCCATGCGTGTCGCACCGATAGATTGGCAATAGTAGACTTGCGTAGCGTATGACTTGTCAGCACGTTCATCAATGCGAGCTGCTGGCTCTTTGCCAACCGCTAGTTTGATGCCGTCACCAGCAAATGCGATAACCTGACGATCACCTGAACCATCTGTACCTAGACGGTTGCTTACGTGGAACTGGAAGCCAACGAATGTGTTGATTTCACCCATCGCCAACGCTTTTACAGTGTTGTAATCGCTTGATGTTACAGTCGTGTTGTTCAACAAGTCAGAAACCTGCTTAGGTGAAACAACGATGTGACGAGGGATAGATGGATCAACATTGCCGCTGTCCAAGATTTCCTTCGCTGATACCAACTTAGCAATTGTCAAACCAGAAGACGCAACCGCGATTTTCTGACCTGATGGCAATGCTGTAGCTGTCGCACCGTCTTTACCTGTCTGCGCAGTACCAAGTGCCGCTGCGATGATCACATCATCCATTGCGCGACCCATAGCTGCTGCGGCAGCACGGCTGTATGTTGATGTCGGATCAACAAGTAGACGCACTTTGTCTTGATCGTCGATCAAGTCTGCGTACTCGTAGTCAGACATAGTAACCATGCGGCGTGAGTGAGGTGTATCAATCAACGGTGTGTCCGCGTGGCGTGATGTGCGTAGGACGGCTGCTGCCTCACCTACTTGGTCAAAGAAAGCTTTTTCGCCATTGACGCTTTCTACATCTACCGCTGCTCGCAGCAGAGAACCCATCTGTTGTGACAACATCTGGATGTTTGCAGAAAACTGATTGACAAAAGCTGTAGTAATTTGAGTAGACATTTCGTCATCCCCTTACAGTTTCAGTTTTAGGTTTGCTGCGCTTGGTTGTCCCATATGGGGCCGTGCTACTGCTTAGGGCAGCTACTCCGCTTGACTTACAAGCTTGCTCGTGGGCCTCGCGGTTATCCACTACATATACTCCCTAAGCCGCAATACTTCAGCAACGTAAGTTTCATGCTCTGGGTGCATCCTATCAAAATATGGCCCATCTCGTCTAGTCATCTCTGCAATTTGCCGTGATGCCTCTTCTGGGGTCATAATTAGCTCAGTTGTTTCGCCTGCCAAATTGTCTTCGCCAATCTGTGAGGCAAGGTTAGAAAACATGCGAATGATGTCTGGATGATCGCCCAACATGCGCCCGTCAGACAGTTGGATGTTGTCAAACATCTCTGTGCCACCCAACAGGTTCTGAGCAGCCATCTGAGCCAGCTCTAGGCGCTGTTCAAACGCTTGACCAAACTCCTGCCGCAATTCTTGTTCCCCTGCGTAGCGAGCCTCTTCTGCGCCCTGCGAAATGCCTTCATTCATGCCGTCAATTGTACTGCGCACAAAGTTCATCATCTCATTTGCTTGGCTGGGGCGCAAACCTGCATTCAATGCATGCTCGCGGAACGAGTTTAGATAATTCTCCTCAAGAGGAATATCACCATCAAACTCATAGCCACTTGCTTCTGTTGGCGCACCTAACTTGTTGTAAACCTCTCTCCACTCATCAGGAGTTGCAGATTTACCTGGCAGCGCAATCTTATCTGCGCCGATCATGCGCTGGGCATTGACATAACTCTTTGCCAACGCGCCAGGGTCAGTAAACGTGCGCAAACTTGGTTCATTGCGCAAGTCTTCTGGCAAACTGTCTAAAAAACTAACTGGTGCCGCTTCCACTGCCTCTGGGGCTGCCGCTTCTGCTCCACCTGTATCCATTACCTCTTCGCTCATGAGGTGTCCTTTCCTTCGGTCAACATACGGACAATCAACAGCACTGCTGCTCGTTGACCTTCGTTAAATGCACTTTCGTAAGGATTGTCCGAATAAGTGGTTGTCTCAAACCCAAAGCGAGTTTTAAGATCACTCAATACAATTTCTCCATCGTCCGTGTTGAACGTCCGTCGATAGGAAAGTTTTAAGTCTTCAATTTTCTTCACTGCTCAAGCCCACCTACAGCCTTAACCAGTGGCGCAACCTGACCTGCCGCCTCAGCCGACATCATCTGCTGCTCCATCTCTTGCTGCTGCTGTGCCGCCTGCGCCTGCTGCCTACGGATACGCGCAACCTCATCATCGCTGCGGATCACACGCGCAGGAATGCCAGTGACCTCAACCAAGTACTGCACAAGCTTGTCGCTGTCCAAGTAATCCATAACAGGCGCAATCTCAGCAACCTGCATCATGACCTCAAACCCGCGCAGCATAGACTGCAAGTCAGTCAGTTTCTGCGCCTTTGCCAGTGGGCTTACATACTCAATGTCAATGTCCTGACCTTGTAGTTGCTCAGGAGCGGCTGGGAGTAGTCCGCTCCTGAGCAGCAGCGCAAAGGAGCGGGAAATAAGAGGCTGCAACAACTCGGACTGCAACCGTCCGAGTACAGGCCCGAGCAACCGCATCTTCTCTTCATTGCGCTGCAACACTTCAGTCGCTGTCATCGCTGGGCCTTGTGACATCAACAACTGATCTACATAGAATGCCTGACGGATCGCATTGCGCCGTTGCTCTTCCATGTT